GATATTTCTCACTGGATTGGGTGACAGTACCAAAATAGGTGTTGACATAGCCATATATGGTATAATACATTCGCCCAAACCTATATATGTTGTGCCTCCAATGACTCAGAGTACCAGACCAGGTAAGAGAGTGAGGGACGCTATAAAGCGCGGTGGTCAGACAAGTTCTGGCGATAAATCCGGCTCAGAAATGAGAAGGAATCCGCGTGGACATACAGGCACTATTCTTCTCCGCTGACCTATTTACCGAGTCAGAAGCCCGAGCTTGGGCCGCTACCCACGACTTTCTTGATGACGTAGTTCGCACCCGCGAGCAAGACGGAATTATCACCCACTACATTCTCGCCCAATTCGACCCCAGCGAAGGCGCTGAAGGGTCTTGGCGCACTATTGCCGATGACTTCCCCGAAGGCATTTCGGCCACTATCTGTGAGCGTAAAGATATGGAATCAAAAGCCTACTCCACGTTTGAGATTAAGAGCGTTGACACTGAGCAGCGCAGGATTACGGGGATTGCCTCTACCCCAGCCCCCGACAGGGATGGCGATATTGTCGAACCGAAGGGGGCAACTTTTTCTGTCCCGTTCCCGCTGTTGCACCAGCACGACCACGAAAGGCCCATTGGCACGGTCACCAAAGCAACAGTGACGGACGCAGGCATAGAGATTGAGGCAGACATTCCGAAGGATACCGGCCTTGGCTACATAGAAACCGCGTATCGCCAAATCAAGGCTGGCTTGTTGCGTGGCCTGTCTATCGGTTTTCGGGCTACCAAGTCTGAGCCTACCCGCACAGGGCGCAAGTTCCTTGCCTACGAAATCTTTGAATTGAGTGCCGTGACGATTCCCGCCAATGCCCAGGCTGGTATCACGGCAGTTAAGCAGTATGACGCCTCACCGGTTGACCCAGAAGAACAGTTGTTCGATATCGAGTCAAAGCGGAAGGATGTCTTTAATCGCGCAGTCGCCGCGATAGAAAAAGCAAACCAAACCCTTAACGAAGGAAATTAATTATGAGCATTGCTGAAAAAGTTGTGGCGGCTGAAGCAAGCGTAATCGAAAAGCGCGATGAGCTTGTTGGCCTCACTAAGTCCTATGAAGAAACCAATGACGAAGCCCTGCTGGTAGCGATTGAAGAGCAATCTGAAGCTATCGAAAAGGCTAACCGTCAACTTGAAACCTACCGCAAAGCTGAAGCTGCACTGATGGCTAAGGCGCAAGTGGTAGACGCACCGGCTGTAGTCAAGTCAACCCGAGGCCAGATTGAAGAGCCGATGGATTTGATTCTGGCTAACGCGGCGGCTGTACTTGAGTCTCACATTACCAAAGAGCCTTTCTACAACGTATTGGAAAAGCGATTTGGTGATAACGAGCGCGTTAAGGCTGTTTCTCCGTTCGTCACTAAGGCGGCTGTTGACCCCGCTATGACTAACGTAGACGGCTGGGCGGCTGAGTTGACCCGTGAAGGCTACGGCGCTTTCATGGAGCTTCTGCAGCCTGAGTCAATCATTCCCCGTTTGCCTCTGACCCGTTTTGATTTTGGCTCTAACGCCTCAATCAAGATTCCTGGTCGGGCCGCTACTCCGACTATGGACGGCGCGTTTACGGGTGAAGGCGACCCCATCCCCGTGAAGCGGGCAGCGTTGGTCAGCCAGACCTTGACCCCCAAGAAGTTGGGCGTGATTGGCCACTTCAGCCAAGAGCTGTTTGAGCGTTCTACTCCAAACATCCTCGCGGAAATTCGCCGCTGGATGCTTGAGGATACCGCTGTAGCACTGGATACCGCGTTCCTGTCTGATTTCGCTGGCTCAGCGATTCAGCCTGCCGGTATGGAGAACCTTGCTGGTACGCCTATCGACGGCACTGGAATGTTGACTGACCAATCTGTAGCGATTGCTACGCTGAAGTCAGCCATCGTTCAGATGACCAGCAACAACATGGGTCGGCGTCCGGTGTTCATTATGCACCCCGCTTCAGCGTTCTCGCTGACCATGCTCCAGACTGCTGTGGGTACTGCGGCGTTCCCTGAAATGGCGAACAATACGCTGATTGGTATTCCGGTAATCACTTCTACCACTTGCCCAGCGGATGAAATCTTCCTGCTGGATTGTGCAGACATCGTATTCGCTGGCGGCGCTCCGCGCTTCCTCGCTTCCGATGTGGCATCTATCCACGAAGAAGATACCGACCCGCTGCCCTTGGTAGACGGTGCAGGAGCCGCAGCCAAGCCCACCCGAAGCCTCTATCAGACCTACTCAAGCGCATTGAGAACGGTTTGGTATGTGGATTGGGCGCAACTGCGTGATGGTTCGGTAGTTCTTATCAAGCCAGTGTCCTAAATCACTCCTACGGGGCGGTCTGTATGACGCCCCGATTCTTTTCGGAGGATGTATGTCAACAGTTTGGGCCTTTGAGCCAATTGAAGAGTTAGACGGCAAGACCGGCATGGTGCAAGTGCCGAAAGAGTTAGCTGACAAGCTATTGAAGGAAAAGAAAGTACAAGACCCGCGCAGAGGTTCGGCAGCGTTATCCAAAATTGTTAATGGCCCGATAAAGAAAAAGGTCGTTAAGAAGCGCAAGAAGAAAGTCGTAGAGGATTTAGACCTTGGGCCTACGTCAGAGGATTAAGGGCTTCTTTGCTGCCGAGGGCGAATCACGCGGCCCTTGGTACGGGCAAGGTGAGCTTGGCAACTGGTATGAGTTGGGCCGTCTAGAGGATGGCTTCCAGCGCAACCTTGATATGCCCCACATTGACGCCAAAAAGATACCGGCGGCGTATGCGTCTGTTATGGCGAACGCTCGCGCGGTCAGTCAATGTAAACCCCTGCATAAGCGTAAAGACGCCAATGGCAAGACCGAGGTAGTCACCACTTCTGCCGCGTCTAGATTATTCCAGCGCCCTAACAACTATGAGACTTGGCCTCAGTTCATTCTCAATAGCGTGGCGCAAATGTTTTTTGATGGCGAGTCATTCGCTATCGCTTCCCGCAATGCTCGCGGCGAAGTTATCCGACTTGACCGCATGGACTCGCGGACTTGCTCGCCCTATGTCACAGAAGGCGAGCTTTTTTATTCGGTGGGTCAGAATCCGTTTGTAGCGGAAGAGATTGATTACCTAGTCCCCGCCAGGGATGTTCTGCACCTACGCCAATACTGCCCCCGTCACGTTCTGATGGGCGAGTCACCGATTAAAGCGGCGGCAATGGCGGCTGGTATCAACGTCAGTCTAAGTGGCTCACAGGCGGCGTTCTTTGCCCAGATGAGCAGACCTAGCGGCGTCCTATCTACCGACACGGTATTGAACAAAGACCAGCTAGAGAGCTTGCGCGAGGCTTGGTACAAGCAATCGCAGAAGGTGGCACAAGGCCACGTTCCTATTCTGTCGGGTGGTTTGAAGTGGCAGCAGCTTTCAATCAGTAGCCAAGACGCCCAGCTTATTGAAGCCCAGCGATTAAGCATTGAAGAAATCGCGCGGGTCTATGGCGTACCCCTTCCCGTGATTGGGGATATGACCAGTTCAACGCTTAACAACGTCGAGCAGCTTATTTCGCTCTGGCTGTCTATTTCTCTGGGTTCATTGCTGGAGAACATCGAGCAGTCATTTGTAAAGCTGTTTGACCTTCCCGCAAATGAGTCGGTTGACCTAGACGTAACCGGCCTACTGCGTACCGATTTCCAAGCCCGTATTGACGGCCTTACCAAAGCCATCCAAGGCGGTCTGTACTCACCGAATGAAGCGCGAGCCAGAGAGGGCTTACACGCTGTTGAGAACGGTGATGTGCCGATGGTTCAGCAACAGATGGTTGAGTTGGGTTGGAAGCCAGAAGCACCAGAGCAACAGGCGTTGCCAGAGATTGAGGAAGAAAAGCTACTAGACCTAGACCGGTTCAGAAAGGCGCTTAGACAATGAAGGATATTGAATTAGAAGCCTTTGCGGGCGAAGTAAATAAGTTCGTTAGTGAAAGGCTTGAGCCTGTATCAGAAAAGGTTAGCGAATTAACTGAGCGGCTAGATGACATTGCCAA